CGTAAAGCGACTTCTCCATCAGCTTGGAGCACATGTCCCAGAAGCTGACCACGGGGTGCGCTGTGCTGCGGTAGATGTCGATGATCTTCTTGGACGCCACGCAGTGGATCAGCAGCTCCCGCTCCGTGCAGGTGTGGGGAATCTCCCGGAGCTTCTTAACATTCTCGTCCCACCCAACGAAGCGGTCGATGTAGGCGGCATCCACACCGAGCTTCTTTGCAAACGCTTTGTCGTAGCGTACGGGAGGAGCGCCAAGGAAGCCGACCAACAGCTGAGCCGCGAACGATGCCCACCCTAGACCATAGCCGCAGCCTAGCAAAGCAGACTTGGCTGACTGTCTCAAGTCGGGGTGCGTGTCTTTTGTCAGGCCGGGGATGTTAAACATCTGAGCGCCGAAAGCGGCGTAAGCGTCACTGCCAGACCGGAAGATGTCGAGCATATCTTCGTAATCCGCAAACCACGCAAGTACTCGCGGTTCAATTTGCGAAAGGTCCCCAACGACAAGCTGGTTCCCCAGCGGTGCCATGATTGCTTTGCGTAAGAACGAACCTCGCTTGAGGTTTTGCATGTTGATGGCGCTGCCCTTGGCCGCAGTCCAGCGCCCCGTTGCTGCGCCATAGTAGCTAAGCGGTACCGGGAGCGGGCCCCTGCCCGATATGTCCAAGAACCGCTGCGCACGCGTACGCTCGGTTGTAGACTTAACGCGTAGACGCGCCTCGCAAAGAAGGGCAACATCTTCACGTTCACCGTTGAGCAGCGCCTGAAATAGCGCGTCATTTTTTGCGAAAGCAAACGCCTCCTTCCTAGTGGTCTTGCTGACTTTCGTAGGGGGAGTGACGCCCATGACAGTAAGGACTTCCGCAAACTTTGGGTTCGACGCAAGTGCAGTCTCTTCCACGCCGAGCTTTTTGAGTAGGCCTTCACGCTTTTCTCCTTCTTCTGATAGCGCCTTGATGAGCATCTCACGGTCCAGCTCAAGGCAGGCGTTTGTATACATGCGCAGGGTCATGTCGATCAGGCGCAGCTCCTTGGCCGGGTATCCCTTTACCAATCTGGTAAAGATTTCTTCGCACAAAAACACATCGTGCTTGCAGTAGTCGGCAAGCTCCACCTCAATAGCGGGGGTCAGTTCAGTCAAGCCGTTGGTACTGTGCACCGCCTGACCCTTGGGCGGCAAGCCAAAGTCTTGCGCCAGCTTCATCAGGGAGTTGCCAACCTCAACACCGCGCAGTGCGCGGGCCATGGACAGCGTATCAAAGATAAACGCAGGCTTGATGCCGTAGCGCCAGCTCAGAATCGACACGTCGAACTGGGCATTGTGCGCCAGCACAGCGGTTCTGCTCCAATCAATAGCGTCGCACCAGCCCTGAAGCTCCTCGCCTCGAACCCACACAGGCGGGTTATCGCTGCCAAGCAGCTTGGCGCAGAGGCCGAAGGCTTTGAATCTAGTATCACGGATGTACTCCTCAGTGGTCATCTTTGACAGTGTGTAGTCCTTGCTGTCCCAGCGTGTCTCAAAGTCCACGCACAGGATGCGGTCGTATGGTGCAGTCAATTAAACATCTCCTTGGGTGGTGCGTCTTGCATGGTGAGCGCTTGCACCATGTCGTTTGCTTGGCTGAGCATGTCGGCCAGCTCCATCTCGTCAGCGCCAGCGCAGAACGTCAGCATCGAGTCTCCTGTGTTGATGAGCACAACGGCCTTGTGTGGCGCGTTATCGTCGTAGCACTTGGCCAGCATCATGATGAGCTTTGCAAAGTGATTGCGCAGCTCAACGTCTTGCTTGCTTAAGCTCTCGATGGTTTCATCCCACGCCTCTTGTGTCAGCTTGTCCATGCCAGCAACCTTTCTTCGAGTTCATCAATACACGTTTCGTTTACTAAGCAGGCAAGCCCGCCAGCTTTAGCGATTGCATTCAACTCACGCATCTGCAGCGCAGTTGCTTTACCGTTACCGGCCTTGCACTCGATGGCAATAAACTTGCCGTTCTTGCAGCCGATGATGTCGGGGATACCCGAGCGCCCCAGCCCCATGCCCGGTGGCATGAAGTGGTATACGCCGTGGCGGTCCAGCATCTTGCGCACCGCAGCTTTGACTTTCTTCTCTGGTGTGTCAGCCATTTTGTTTCTCCAGTGAAAGCAAGAACAGCAGGCAGCAGCCTGCGTGTGCGAGGTGAGACAGGCCAGTCTCTTGGTCAACCTTCTCGCCTTGGTTGTACGCAATTAGGTGCCTGAACGCCGCAGCTTGGTATCGTTGTTCGCCACCTTCAACATGCTGCCAATTGTCACGGGCGTACTTGCGTGCGCCGAACTCCAGTACCTTGACGATCTCTTCCAGCCCGTCCCACGGGACGAGTGTGTAGTCGAGCTTGCCTGCGTCGAACTTCAATCCGTCTTTGATGCTCATACTTTTCTCCTTCGTTTGGTTTCAGGTGGGGGACAGTTTTCAGGGGGCACAACTACACACCAGATGGCGCTCGGTCGGCCACTGCCACCGAATCTTGTCCACCTGTCGATGTATGCGTCAGGCATAGTCTTGAGGACTCGGCGCACGTTCTCTGGTTCTCGGTTCAAGGTGTTGGCAATCGTGCCAACGTCCATGCCGTCTTGGTTGTCTCTAAGTAGTTGACGCACTGACTGCGTTGCAAAAGTTCTCATTACAGTTCGTGCTTGTTGAGTTGCGGTTTCACGTTTGGCTTGGCGCGGCTGAAGATACCGAACTGCTTGTACGCAATCAGCGCCAGCTCTTTCTCTTTGGTTGTTGCCCCAAGTTTGTGTATTGTTCCCGGCATCTTACCTAGCTCGCGCTGGTACTCAACAAAGTCGGACGCAATCTGTGAACCGCTTCGACCCTCCATGCCCTTGGCGCGGAAGAACTGGTCGGCCATGAAGATGCTGTCGCGTTTGTGTTCAGCCCAGTGGAAGGGCGAGTATGGGTGGCATTTACATTTCATTTTTTTCTTTCAGTTTGGCTTCGATGGCTCGGGCAAAGTTACCCCAACCGCTAACATGGGAGCCGTACTCTTGGTACTTGGCAAACTTGTCATACATGGATTCCCACTCCGCATCCGTCAACCCCACCCACTCACGCGCATCAGGGTCAGGCATTGGGCTTTGCTTGCCGCACAAGGGGCATGTCATCCATGCCTTCGGTTTAAACTCCGCCACAGTTCTTCTCCTTTAAGCGTTGCTCGATGGCGCGAGACAACCAGTTCACCGACTTGCTATCCTTGACCATTTCTCTTGAAAGGTCGTCAATCTCCTCATCTGTCAGCCCCACCCACTCACGCTTCTTGGCGACAGCCACGGTCACAGCCTCCATACGCAGGGATGCTTCACGCTCGATGCGGTTGAACTCCTCGTCTTCTTCAGTCATTTCTTCTCCTTGATGCCGTGAGCACGTTCGGTTTCGCGTACCAGCGCAAGATAGTCCACGTAGTGGATTCGTGTGCCAATAATGCTTTTTCTCCAGCAGTGGGCAACCCACTCTTCACTAAGCGGCTTTTGTTGTGTGTGCTTGTGTAGCAGCGGCTCACTTGTAATGTGCTTGCGTCCGTTGCTGTCTGTGATTATTCGCTCACTCATGCTGCTGCTCCTTCTGTGATGACCCACTGGGTCTTTGGTTTGACTTTGTGTACGCCCCACTTCACTCGGTCCTTGGGGTGAGGGCAGTCATCGGGCACAGGCACAGCGACCCACACCTTTTCGTACTGCCCACGCTTGCCCACACGCCAGCGATCAACGTAGGTATCGGGCATAGTCCTCAGTGATGTCCTGATGTTGGAGATGTGCAAGCCAGTCTCCTCTGCGATCTCACCCGGCGTCATGCCGCTTGGCCTTGAGCGCAGTAGTGTGCGGATTCTTTTCTGCCGTACTGGGGTCATTTCTTCTCCAATACAATTTTCTCCAACCGCTCCACGGCAAGGCACAGGTCTTCATGCAGGTAGTCTGGCAGCGCGGTCTTGGTGCTGAACGCCCATGACTCCATCGCGGACAGCAGTTTGATCAGCTTCAGGGCTTCTTCTTTGGTCATGTATTCCTCACTCTTTCTTCAAACAGACGCAGCACCATCTCGCGGAACAGCAAGCTACTTTGGCCCCGTCGATATGCGTTAAGAACATGGCTGTCATCCATGTCCGTGATGGGTATTTCTCGCCCATCTTTTGTCGTCCACACCTCGGTGCGGAAGTTGCGCCTTGCTTCGCGTTCTTCCCATGCCTGCTCGGCAAGGGCGAAGTCGCCAGCCCTTTCATCGTAGTACTCACTCATGCTTGTTCTCCGTATCCGTTTAAGTCGCGGTGTAGGCCCGTCCATTGACAGTCAAGGCAGCGCGATGGCGAGTCATCGTCTTGCGTCTTCATGCTGTGGCAGTAGTGCTCAAGCGTGTTCGCCATGAATGTTTGCCAATGCTGAAGCGTTACCTGTTCGCTCATGCATTCGGGGCATCGTAGTTGGGTCATGCTTGCTTCTCCTTCAGTGTTGCAAAGATGCTTTTGCCGCATCGCTTGCACTCAAAAATGTAGTGGTTGGGCGTGCGGTACTTGATGGCAAAGTTGCTTGGCTCCCATCTGTGTTTGCAGGTCATGTGTTCCCCCTTGCTAGGATTAGTTCTTTGCACACGTCTATGCCGCGCATCACGCGCTCGTCAAGTTGCAAGTTGCTTTGTTGTCGGCAAATCTCTGCACACGTCTCACGCTCGGCTGCCACCATAACTGCGACAGTCTTCTCAAGCGCAACAAGCGCCTCTTGCTTTGCGTCAGCCACGCCTCGGTCGTAGCTCTCCATGAGCAGCTTGGTCAATTCTTCTTTTGCGTTCATAACCCCAACTCCTTCAGCGCCGCTTGCAGTCCAGCCAAGCCGCCGACACGCTGGTTGTTGATGAAGATTTGTGGAAGCTGACGGGCGCTTGGCGTTTCTGTAATCAGCAGAGCAAAGGCCAACTCATGCTGTGGGCTTTGCACATCAAACTCCTCATACCCAATCCCCTTGCTGTCCAGCAGCCGCTTGGCTGTCACGCAGTTGGGGCAGTTCAGTTTTGTGTAGATGGTGATGTTCATTTCTTCTCCTTGAGTTTGACTTTGTGACAGGGGACGCAGAAGCTGCCGTACTTCGGACCACCCATTGATCGAATTGCCGCATTACATTTTGAGCAGAGGATGAAAGCTGCGGTAGTGATGTAGCCTCTTTCAACTTCGTGGATGGGTTGACCATCCTTGTCGTAGCCCAGAATCGGTTTATCCATTGTTCTTCTCCTTTAGTTTGGCTTCGATGGCTCGGGCGACTTCTGTAAAAGACAGCATTGCCGCACCAAGCGGAACACAGGCTTTTTCAATCTCCTCATCCGTCAGCCCAACCCATTGCCGCTGTGCTGGCTGTGCTGCAATCTCGGCGTATTCGTCTTCTGTGATCGCTTCGGCTGCTGCGAGTAAGTCTTCCCACGTCCAGTCTTCTTGATCGGTCACATCGCGCATCGCTTGCGTCATGCGCTTTGGCAGCAACACCATGCCTTTGGGCGCAGGTGCTGCGGGTGGGGTGGTGTAATAAGCAGACTCAAGAATCTTTCGCACATCATGCGGAAGCGTAAAGCCATCCAGCACAGTGAACACGGCGGCTTGCAATGATTGCGC